CGAAAGCCTAAACCTATTCCCTGAGTCTGGCGTCATCCCAAACCTCTACGTGACCGGCACATCAACCATACGTTGCCAGCAGATCATCCGCGTAGCCCGGCAGCCCGCAATCTACAGCGAGACATGGACAGCAGCGGGCACCACGTTCACAGGCACGCTAGACGCATCAACCGCCCGCGTGGCGCAACTTCTCAACGACGACCGTAGCGCTCAAGTCGTGTTTGAGGTCAAGGCCGACGACACCATCCTTTGCTCCGTCCCTTGCCGCATCCTGCCAGCCGTAGCCTCCACGAGCTCATTCACCGGCGCAAGCCTACCGACCCCTGTAACCGAGGCTTACGTGACCGCAGCCATTGCAGGGAGCCGCTCGCTGATCGGCAATACGATATTCGTCGCCAAGACTGGCACCGACACCCGCACCGGCCTCGACCCCCACGACATCCGCAAACCGTTTCTGACGGTCAACGCAGCGCAGGCAGTGGCGGTGAGCGGCGACACGATCACGGTCTTTGCTGGCGACTACAGCGCAGAGACCGCGCTCGGTGGCGTGGACGGCGTAGCTTACGTCGGTCAGCTCGGCGCAACGTTGCCAGCGTTTAACGTGACGACTGGGATTACTATTTACGGCAGCGGATTGGCGCAGTCGCTTCTTTGCAATCATGCCAGCGCGGTGATGAATTTCGCGCGGATGGATGCGGTTACTTCTATTACTTGCTCTAGCGGCGAGCAAACCGCTGGCAACGCGGGCACTTATATTGAGTGCAACGGCGGAATCCAGGCAGCAGGTAATGCTGGCACTTCTATTTATTGCTCTAGCGGCGAGCAAACCGCTGGCAACGCGGGCACTTATATTGAGTGCTACAACGGCGAGCAAACCGCAGGTAACGCTGGCGATAATATTGTTTGCTACAACGGCGTGCAGACAGCAGGTAACGCTGGCGATAATATTGTTTGCTACAACGGCGTGCAGACAGCAGGCAACGCAGGCACTTCTATTTCTTGCTCCGGCGGAGTGCAAAACGCAGGCAACGCAGGCACTTTTATTGCTTGCAGCGCCGGCGTGCAAACAATCACTCGCGCAAACTTCACCTCAACAGACCGCCCCGTCAGATTGTCAGGATCAGGCAGCCTCACCATCACGGGCCGCATCGAGTCCACCCAGTCAAACGGTGTGATCGTGGACATCTCAAATAACTGGAGCGGCACACTCAACGCCGTCGACTGCGACCTCACAGCCACAACCGTCGGTGGCGACGGCGCAACCATCGGCATCAATTACGGCACTGGCGTCACGGGCAATGTGCAGCTCAAGAACTGCACCATCATCACGGCCAAGAACGGCAGCGGCACCGCCAAGAGCATCGACGCGCCATCAGCACAGACCGTCTACGTGCAGGGCTCGCTCAACCAAACACACGCGGTTGATTCCGACATCACGCTGGCAGGCGGCGCTGCGATCACCAACACCGCATTCACCGTGTAGCCGACCGCCGCGAATCACTTTGACAAAACGTATCCATAATCCTAATACACTACCATGAGCCAACTTCCCGCACTCACTGCCAACGGCAGCACCACACCAATCGCCGCAAACGGCGCTTACACACTCTCCGCGGCTGGCACGTTCGACAGCGCGACCGTAACCATGCAAGCGTCATGGGACGGCGGCACCACATACCACGACTTGACTGACTCCAACGGCACGGCGTTTGCAGCTACGGACAACAAAGCCGAGAACATCGATGTGGCAAAGTGCCTGTTTCGCGCAACCATGACCGACGCAGGCGGTTCTTCCAGCGTGATCGTTTCAATCTCAACCTTCCGCGACCTCCGCTAATGCCAGTGCAGCCCATAGTCCGCAGCATCGTCCGCCCGACAGTCACCGGCATCGTCCGAAGTTTCGGGCAGCGGGCAAGCCCACTTGACGCCTACCCCGGAGCAGCAGGAGCATACTCCCCGATGGCACTGGCGAAAGATTTTGCGTCAGGCTCGCCTACAATTAACGCACAGCGGAACAGCGACGAAGCTCGACGAGATTTTACTTATCAAGAAATCATAAATGGAGACCTTGCTACATGGTCTCAATCGGGCGGAGCGTGGATTTTTATTTATTACGACCAATCTGGAAATACCAATAATTTAGTGCAAGCGACTCGATCTGCGCAGCATCAAATAGTTGCTGCGGGTGTGCTGCTCACACAGCAAGAAATGCCTTGCGGGGTTTCCACGGGAACCAGTTTCTACGACTTTGAGACAACCGTTTCTTTGACTGGAGCGTTTTCTGTTTTTTCGGTGGTAGAGTATGGGGTAGGAGGAAACGGTACATTGTTAGGGGCAACGGGGTCACCTAACCCTCGACTTCGCGCAGTAGAAACCTCGGGAAATTGGGAAATTGTTAATGGCGATGGAACAGTTAATATCAATGTAGGTTACTCTAATGATCGCCGTAGGCTTTCGCACATAAGGACAGCAGCAAATGTAAATAACGTCAGAACAGGAACTTTTTCTAGGGGAACCGCGTCGCTTTCTGGCACGTTTTCTTTTTCCCGTGCTTTTTCCCGAAATAATGGGTTTGATTCTATTGATGGAAAAGTTCAGGTCTTAATAATTTACGCATCTGATCAAACGTCAAACCAAGCGGGGATTGATGCAAAACTAAATGCTCTATTAAAAAAGCCTAAGGATGTTTTTATTATGTTAGGTCAATCAAATATGGTTGGGCGTAATGTAGATGGGACATCAGCAACAACTCGTGCAAACGATGGTAACCTCCTTGAGCAACGAAATTTAGGGGGCAGTGACGAATTTTATGGCAGATTTTTAGATTATTACCCGTCTGGCTCAGTTACAGGATTCGGCCCTAATGTTGGATTATCTCGTTATCTCTATGCCACTCACGGCAGTAGGAATATAAACATAGTAAGATTTGCCATCGGAGGAACATCTGTTGCGTCATTTTTAGCCGAAAGCCGCAGACTACTAGACCCCCAAGACGACTTGCCTCCAGGTGACGCGGATCAGTGGGCTTCAATGATTGCTTATGTTAATGCAAGGCTTGCCAAAATACAGGAAGATTCTGGCTCTTCCGTTCGTATTTATTTCGTGTGGTTTCAAGGCGCAGAGGATTCAAACTACACGGGTTCAGAAGGAGGCTACACACAAGATTTAGCTGGCATGTATCAAACGCACCTTACTCGCTTACTTGAAGATTTACGCGCTAATGTAACAGGGGCAACTTCCGCCACTCGCGCTATTATTATACGGTCACCTGATTGGAATGGTAATGGTGAGGGCGGTGGAGATAAACCAGGTCAGAATGAAGTCCGCGCAGCACAGGTGACCGTTGCAAATTTAAGCTCAGCTAATATCTGGGTGGATTCCGATTCTCCCGAAGGTGTTACAGCCACATGGGAAGACGCTAGCCATATAGATGCCGCGACTCAAGAGCGTCTAGGTATTGCTACCGCAAAAGCTTGGATCAATAATTCAAACGGATAATTTAAGACCATGCCAAACCAATCCAACACGATTCAAATCCCGAACAAATACGCGAGCTTAATACTGGTAGGATCGCTACTATTTTTAGGAATGGTATCGATCTACGCAGGCACCGAAGCCCGCGACCTCAAAAAAGCCGTGCAGGCAAGCAGCATGGCAGACGAGCGACAAGACGCGACGATTGACGCGATACTGCAAACGCAAGCGGACGGCAAAAAGGCCACCGAAAAACTGACTGATGCCGTGATCGGGCTGACCGTTGAAATCGCCAAGATACCGCGAGACAACCAATGACCGACCGCATCATCACCGCCGTACTTGCTGTATCCGTAATCCTGATACACTGCGCAGGGTGTGCGTCGCGACCACTTCCGACGCCGATGGCAACGGTTGATATTTACGTGACCGACGATGGATTCTTCGTGATCACCGAGCGCGACTCTGACGAGTCTATCGCCTACAGATTTAACGTCACAGATATCCACCCAATCGAACCGCCAACACCAATCCCAACGCCATGACACTCCGAAACATCACAACCCTTTTTACTGTATCCATAATCCTGATACTGGGCGCAGGTTGTTCGAGTGTCGGACTCCAGAGCAAGCGCATTTTCCAAGACAACGTCGCCGCGCCCGTGGTCAAGGAGGTTACCGAGGACATCCGCCAAGCCGCCGACTACTTGTCAAAAGCCGTAGAACAGCCCGCAGAAGCAAAGGGCGTAGCGATAGACCTCTCGCAGCGTGTAGGCTCTCCTGAGCGTCCTATCCTCGCAGCAAACGACGTTTCCGCCGCACTGACCAAAGGTAACCGCTCACACGAGGATGATCTAGCCGACTTGATGGCATGGCTCGACAAGCGCGAAGGCACGGCACTGGAAGGCACTGGACTGTCGCTATGGGGCGCAGGCGGCTTTGTCGTCGTGCTGCTGATCGTCGTCGCTTGCGTGCTAGTGCCTGCGCTAATCCCGCTCGTCATACAGCTAGTGCAGACCATTGCAGGCACATCGCGAGCCGTGCTAAAGCAGACCGGCGCGGCCATGGTGTCGGCGATTAGCGAATGGGAAACCGAAAACCCGACCGAAGCCGAAGAACTAAAGGCGATACTGTCGCGCAAGATGGACACCAAGAGTAAGACGATCGTCAAGAAGCTCAAAGCTGGCCATCTCTAGTGCCAGCGCCCACGCAGCGACAACTGCACTGGTATTGTGCTAAACAGCACCTCAAATCACGCCGCCTGCGACTATGCCTACACGAGCTAGTCAAGGCGGTTTTTCCGTCGCTGCGGTTGCCGCTGTGACTTACAGGTTTTTCTCAATCCGCGCCATCTCCGCAATCCGCGACGGCTTATCAACCACAAACCAGAACGCCCGCGCAGCCCGCACGAACGCGCCGATCCACGCCCACGTCACGACAGCCGAGAACTGCATAGCCTCGCCCGCCGTGTTTTCGCCGGTGAACACCAGCTCGATGCCGTCTAGGGTCAGCGCGAACTTCGGCACGTTGACGCGCCGGAATCTGTATTTGTGCGCTTCACTCATGTTCGCCCTCCGCGTCTAAAATCGCGTCAATGTCAAACCGGCTCCAGCAGTCCAACCGATCAAGGGAGTCGTCGCTTTCGCTTAGCAGCCAGTCCAGCCGCGCCCGCTCAGCAGCAAGATCAGCCTCGGCGGCGTGCATGCGCAGCTCGATCTTGCGGCAAAACGCGGCGTTGATCGTGTGCCCATAGCCGCGCCCTTCGTCGATGAGCTGGCGGTCGGTCAGCGGTGTGGTGGTTGGTGTGGTGGTTGGCGTGCTCATAGTGCGCAATCCTCCATTGCTGCCGTCAGGGTTGCAAAAGTGGCCTCTGCCTCTCGCAATGTCTGAAACGACCAGCCAGCGCGCCCCCACAACGTAGACGAGGGGTAAGACTCCGTTCCTTTCAGTGTCTTCTTGCCGACTGGCCAAGTGTAATCGGCCTTTGCTCGTTGGATCGTAATGACCTCGTAGCTGCAATGCCCTGCGCCCTTGCTTTTTCGGTATAGCGCATGCCCTGCGGTGCGCGTGAGTTGATCGTAATCAAAGCCGTCGTGGCGAATGTGAGTAGGTAGTTTCATAGTGATTCGAGAATCTCCTTACTGTTAGTGATTGCGTGCGACATTGCGGCTTTCCACCCTGCGCGGAAGTGCTCTTCGCGGGGAAACGTATACGCGCCCCCATTTGAGTGAGCATTCCACGCTACATCAATTGCGCACGGCGCAACGTATGCGCGGATGCGGCAGTGATCGGGGTAGTTCCTTTGTGTCCATGCGGTGCGCACGTCAACGGCGTAGTGGCTACGGGGTGCGTCAAATCCGCCAACCCATTGACTGCGTGAATCCACCATGTAATATTGCCCTTCTGACTCGGGGATGTCTTTGCCAAATCCCACATACGCCAGCCACGGCGCCAGCTCCGGGCAGCCGGCTGGCGCGCGGCACGGGTCAAGCTCGGTGACGGTGAAGCAGTGCTGCAATTGCAGCAAGTAACTGTCGTTAAACACCTGATAGGGATTTAAGCAATTAAACTTAATCGCCAAGAGCCTAAGCTCAATATAATCAAGGTCAGGGCCCATCTGAAAATATAGGGATTCGCCAGCCTCCGTAAGTCGAAGTGCTTCACCTGTGCTGGCGACTAGCGCGTATGTTTTGATTGTTTCGTTTTTCATAGTCGTGTGTAGTTGATTTATGGATACGCTCACAGGCCCGCCCGCCACGACATGACCACGACTATAAGCGCAGCAGCAGACGGGGCGAGTAGGCACGCTGTGAGCGCGTAGAGTGCGAGTGTGTAGATCACGCGAGCTCCGCTCTCCTAGCGCGCGCAGTGCGGCAGTAGATGCTTTGCGGATGGATGCCGAGATCGGCAGCGACGGCAGACGGACGCTCACCGTTGCCGACGCGGATCATTGCGGCGTCAACCGTGCTGGAGTCGGATCGGCTGCGGTTGCCGTCGCAAATGTCGCCAGTCCGCATCATTGTTTCCATCTTGAGCTTGAGTGAGTTAGCGTAATCCATGCAGTGGGATTCGCGGGAGTGATTCATGTGAAGCATAGTTCGTAGTGGGTTCGGTGTGGTGCTCGTCGGCTAGGTTAGCCAGCTTGGAATAATTGCTTTTACGGATGGATTATAGTCGTTCCTTTCGTGATTCATAAAATCCGACATAAGGTCAACCATTCGGTCAAATCCCTCTTCGGACAATTTTGTTTTTCGCTGTAGGTTTTTCAGCACCGCTTCGTCGGCTTGAGTGCTCACGACATCAATGTCAACGGAACTAGTCTGACCAAATCGCCAAGACCGGCGCACGCATTGATAATACTGCTCGAAGCTGTGAGACGGGAACACGGTTTGATGATTACAGTGCTGCCAATTGTGCCCAAATCCTGCCAGCTTTGGCTTAGTAACCAATGCTTTTATCTCGCCTCTCCGAAATGCTTTAAGCTTTTCCTCTTTCACTTCGTCAAGCTCCGATCCGGTAAGCTCAACTGATCCCGGTATCATGTCAGTTACGATCCTTGATTCCGCGTTAGTTGACACCCATGATACTGACGTAGTGCCGCGATCAACGACTAATTTAGCGGCAAGCTCGCACCGCTCGTTGATAGTCCTAGTCCTTGCTTGCCGTTGCTCTAATAGTCCTACCGCCGGGAGGGCGAATAAGAACCCATCCGCTACGGTTTCAGATTTTACTAGGTGCAAGTTTTCGCGTAGCTCTGGCAAGTCGTATCCAGTGTCGTCATACCCAAGGTCTGATGGCTTACGAATAGCTCTAGCCCATGAGCATACCCATCTCCAAAACTCCTCTTGAGAGTGTCCTTTGAATCTCATCTTTCCGCCGAATGACCTAGATCCTCCGCGTGCCTTTCCGCCTGAACCGCCAATAGCCATACTTCCATCGTCCGATTTGAAAAACTTTTTAAGCATATCCATATATCCGAAATGCCCCAAAGCCTCAGAGCTAGTTCCCAGCTCTATATAGTCATTCGGCGATGCTGTAGCGGTGCATAGTAGCCGGTATGACATTTTCCGCATAAATGCGGTTACCTCCATCTTGGTCTTACCTTTTACGTTTTTAAGGATGCTGGATTCGTCGCAAACGCATCCTACAAAATCTTTTGAGTCGTATTTATGAAGTTGCTCATAATTGGTTATGACTATCTTGCAATCTGGTAAAACTCCATCACGCGCTCTCTCGGCTTCGATCCCAAACTTTTCGGCCTCTTCTACCGTCTGCTCGCTTATAGATAGAGGAGTCAATACCATTACGCGCCCGTTTGTTTTCATTGCGATGTTTTGCGCCCATACCAATTGTTGAACTGTCTTACCTAGTCCGCAGTCCTCGAAAAGCCCACATCGTGCATTAAGAACAGACCATTGAACTAGGGACTTTTGAAAGTCCTTTAGATAGTCGGGAACGAACAGGGCATCAAATCCACCCTCCTTTGCAAATTGAGTTTTGCCGCCTATAAAAATGTCGAAGCTCATAGTGCTAGATCCTCCTGGTTCGACTGCGACTTAACCTCTTGCATGTTTTTAATGGCTTGCTTGAAATAACTCTCCTTTAGCTCAAATCCTATGGCTTTTCGGTCATTAAGAACCGCGCCAAAGCACTCCGATCCGACTCCCATGAATGGAGTCATTACTATTTCGCCTGGGTTGCTCCTTAGCACAACGACTCGCTCAATCACGTCCAACTGTAACGGGTGAACGTGTCGCTCGTCGTCCGGGTCTTTGCTCTCCTCGTATGGCAACACCTCGCCGATTCGGATGTCATCCCAAATGCTAGATGCGTAGTTTCTCCAAATAAAATGAGAGAAGCGGTTCTTTTTCTGATCGCCTACAAATCCGCGCCAATCCAATGCTTCGGTAGGGATTTTGTTTGCACCGGCGTATCTATGCAATCCGGTAGGATACGATACAGGCACGGCGTTTTCGCCCCGCTTGCGGAACTCCAAAATGTAGTCTGCGCCCGCAACCGTAGTCAGCGTAGCATCGTCGCAAATCTGCTTATGCGCGAGGCCTTTTGACATCGTGCGAAGGCGCACGGCTAGAGGCTCCTTCCATACGGCGCGGCGTGTCCAAAAGTCAAACCCTAGCTTTTCATGTAGCCGGATAATGTCGCCGGGGAAGTCTTTGTATCCGCCGATAGTGGCAGAGCTTCCAGACTTAGGAGTGTCCATGCAGTGGACTACAGTGAATCGACCCGGCTTTGTCGTCCTCGCGATCTGCGAAACTACGTATTCGTAATGCTCAAAAAACTCTTCGTAGTTGTCGCAATTGCTAAGGTCGCGAGGCGACGAAGAGTATTGATACATTCCGCAAAAAGGCGGAGAATATACTGACAAATCGACTGAGTTGTCGGGTAGCATTTCCATTCCGTCTATGCAGTCGGAATGGTATATTGACCAGTTTTCGCCGTGTGCCTCATTTAGCACGTTTCCTGTTTCTCGTTCTTTTTCCATATTTCGTAGTTTCCTATCGTGTGTGTTCGTCGCGTTAATCGCTTCGATACCAAGACTCTGGACGGCGTTGTGCAGGTCGTCAAGTCTTTTTTGTGCATATTTATTGATTATTTACTGATAGCTAATATCCAGCCCCAACGCTTGCGCGACTACGTGCTCAGCCAACGCACCATTAGAGTGCGCCCATCCCCGCAGCATGTAGACGGCATCGACGCAGAGCAGCTGCGCGATCGACAGCCGCATATACTGCGCGTGGGTGACCGCAGAAGCGCCGTCGTAGTTGACCGCTGGGTCGATGACCGCGTAGCCTAGCTGCCGCCACTCGTAAGCAGAAGAGGCGAACGCGGGGCGATTGTGTAGCGGGATGCCCGTGATCGGGCCGCTGATGTAGATGATGCGTGTTTTCATAGTGTTTGTTAGAATGAAATGCTCACATTCGTGAACACCCATATAATTATTTCGATAAGTTTCCACACACCGAAGATTCCGAATATCGAAAGAATCGCTATAAACGTTCCGAGACCTGCAAACATGTTTCCGTCCATAATATTTTAGTAGTTGGTAATTTAATGAAATCACTACCCTTTGAAATTGACCCGAGCCTTCGGCATCAGCCGGCCTTCCCTCTGCGCCTCCATGCGCTCGCTGTCGCGGTCAGGCTCGCGCTCGATGAACGCGGGGCGGCCGTATGGGCTGAGGCGGGCGCAGTGTGTGGGCTGCTCGGTGGGGGGTGGCTGTTTGTCGGTCATAGTTCGTGTGTGTGTGTGTGAAAGTGTCCCCGCTTGCCTTATTGAGTTGCTGCACGGCGGGAGCGCGCACATCGCCGAAAGGCTCGGCCTTACCCTTAACATGCTTCGGGCTTCGATTCACTTTATCTTACGACCGTCTGGTCATGGCATGGCAAAGTGTCCACCAGCCGCGATCCCCCACACTTCCTCGCGGTGTACTGCATATAGGATTATCAGACCCTTCGGGGGGCTGCTGGTGGGAGCAAACGCAGACGGCGCGGTGTGCGCAGAGGGAAACAAAAACCTCGTCTGTGAATGCCCTGAAATTGATAAAGAACGTGCCGTCTTTCCGGCTGCCATGCCCCATCTACGGTTGAGGTTTTGCGGCGTCAAGTCCAGCCCTTGACTCGGGCTCGTGATGGTGTGAGCCGTCAGGCGATGGGAAGTGTTCGCCAGTGCGTAATCGTAGATGGCTTGCAGTGCTCGCCTGGCTCGTTTTCGACCCCTGCAATTCCGTAGCCATTGTATTTTCCTCGCTGGATTAAGTACATTTGCTCTTTGTAAAATCCGAAATTTAGCACTTCAAAAGCAACGCCCTTTGGGGGCCTACTTGACTTGATCGACTTCCAGCGATTTGGGGCTTTGTTAATAGTGTTCATGTTTTTAATATCCTGCATTCATTTCAATTAAACCAGATTTGCGACGGGCAACAGCGCGCTCTTCGCATTTAGCAAAAACTTTTTCCATTTTTTCTTTAGCAATTTTTGATGCCTCAACTGTTACGGCAAGCTCGCGACGTGCAACGCTTTCACGGTCGCGGCAGTAAGTTAGCGCAGCTTGGGCTTTTTGCACCAGCGCCTTATCTTTGTTTTCGTTTTCTTCTGCTGTATTTACGATGTTGTCCATGCCCCCAACATGCGCCGACCTGCACACGTGTCAAACACTTGTGTGCATATTTATGAAATAAATAGTCGCGCCCTACTCAGCCGCGATTCCGCGCATCCGCAGAATCGCCGTCATTGCACCAGCCCGCTGACCAGCCAGCCTCGCTGCCAGCTTCCGCGCAGCCTTGACCTCGCTCGCCCGCTGCGCCTGGTAGGCTTCGAGGTCTCGGTCTATGTAGCCATCGATGACCGGCGGTAGTCCACGGTCGGCTCGCTGCTGCTTTCGCTCGGCGGCCTTCGTCGCCTTTTCCCTGTCGGTCATTCGCGGTCGTCCCATAGGAGGGCACTTTCTAGCGTGGTATGCGGCGCGTCAAGGCATTGTAATAAAAAATATGGCAATAGGGCTTGTATTCACAATCTGAATACGCACAGTGACAGATGCAAAGACGGTTTCGTAGTCGTTCTTCGTGTGTTAAGCGTCCCCACTAACTGAATAGGTGGGGGCGCTTTTTATTTTTCCCCGGGGACTTCTTCCTTAACCCTTTGCAGTTAATAGGAGCCGGGGTTCTTTTTTCGTATAAGGTATTGACACGCGGGCGATTCGCTGCATTTGTAGGAGTATCGAAACGACCTCGTAGCCTGCCAGCACGAAATATTTCCCGTCCAATGTGACACTTTAAAACCGAGATTTTGCTGGCAGGCGTCTCGGTTTTTTTGGTCTCAGTTTATAGGAGCAAGCGATGAGATCCATTAGCCCGAGTCCTACGGTGCAGTCGTCAACTCATAACTGGGGACTGCTTAATACGGATTCGATGACCGCTTCAGGAATGTCATCGCGTGCACTACCCTGCTATCATGCCTACTCATCGGGAACTGAGGCCAGCATCGGGGGTAGAGCGAAAAGCTTGGCCTCTTTTTTAAGGACAGCACGATTCTCCCATAATTCAAGGTTTAGGCTTTGGGGTATGGGGGAACCGTGCCCGTAGCCCGGCGCAGCATTTTTAATAAGGTTTGCCACGTAGCATCCCGCCACGTATCCAGAAACCAACTACACTACCACGAAACGACCATGAACGACCCCGACACGATCACACTAGGATTCCCTGACATCGAAATGCTGAAGACTTCGAAAGGCGGCTACAAGCGCAAGACGCTCGAATACATAGGCGTAAGCTGGCCACCGAAAAAAGGCTGGCCTGCCCGCATCGTCGGAAACGTGATTAAACTGTCCGCATACGAGGCCGCCCTACATGATACTGAAATTCCGTCAGGGAAGAAAAACCAGCAACCCGAGCCGAGGCACCCCGAAGCCCCGCGCTCACGTGGGGAAATGCTCACAGTCATTCAGCGGTGCCAAGCCGGGGACATTGATGCCCTCGGGATGCTGCGGATATTTGAGCACGAGACTGACAAAGCGATTTCGGCTGTTTTGGCTGACTCGTAAAATATGCACACAAGTATTGACAGACCTGCACGAACCCGCGCAAGGTGCAGCTACGAAAACACGACACGACTATGGAACCAAAAAAGCCCCGTAAAAACGCCAAGCCAGTCAACCCCGTAACCGGCATCACGGACGGCAAACTGCGCACGCTGATCAAAGGCAACCTGCGCCCAATCTGGCGCGACACGTCACGGCGCGTATTCATCGCGTCGATCCGTCGCCAAGAGCTAAACCCTGCGACTGGCAAAATGCGTTTCGTCATAGATTGCGCGGCCTGCTCCCGCACTATGGGAATATCGGAGAAGGAGTTTCGGAAACTCAAAAGCGGCAAGAAACGCGCCAAAGCAAGCCTGGTGTATGAGATTGACCACGTGGACGGGATCACGCCGTTAGCGGGCATCCAGGACACTCTAGGCGACTACGTGCATTCATTGCTATTCGGTGCGCAGCAGGCGGTTTGCCACGCGTGCCACGCTGAGCGGACGGCTCGGCAATTAGGGGCGCGTAAAAATAAATAAATAAATGTGCACACAAAGACTTGACGACCTGCACAATGCGCCCATGTTGGGGGAATGGACAATATAAATTATCAAATCGAAAAAGCAAAATCAACTCTACGCGGCACAATGGCTGCAATCAACAGCGGCACACTTGCCAAGTGGGAAATGAAGGAATTTCAAGCGGCAAGACTTCAAATGATTGCGACAATTAAAAATTGGGTTGGGATCAAACGTGAATACCTTGAAATTTACGGGAACAGATAACTGAAACCAAACCACCCACAGCCCCCAGCCTGCCCTCACACGGCGGGCTTTTTGGGTGCCAGCATTCCGCCGGTCACCACCCATTATGAGCACATTTACAATTAAAGGCCGCGTGACGGTCATCAAGGACGAGCAGACGTTCGGCAGCGGCTTTAACAAGCGCGAATTCGTGATAAGCGACGAAGCGGACAAATACCCGCAGGAGATTCAGTTTGAGACCGTGAAGGATAAGACCGAGCTGGTAGCGAAACTAAACCTAGGTGATCTAGTCGAAATCGGATTCGTTATTAACGGGCGCGAGTATAACGAGAAGTATTACGTAAATCTCAAAGCGCTACAGATCACCGTGCTAGAGTCGGCGAACCCGGCACCGCGCACCGTGCAAACGGCAGACGCCCCCGAGGGCGACGGATTTGACCTCGACGATCCGCTAGGCGAAGACGTTCCTTTCTGACCTGCAACAGCAACCAACCACAGCAACCACACCACACACCATGACAGATCAACCAGCACCAATCAAAGCAGCCCGCGTCAACCGCGTGAGGCTCAACACGTTCATCACCCCGACCACGCACGCGACGGTCAAACGGCTCAACCGCGAAGGCGTCGGACGCAGCGACGGCGCAGTCATCGACCTCGCCGTCAGTGACCTCGCATACAAGGTAGCCAAAGGGGGCAGCGAGTGAGCGCGGAAACAAAGGCCACACGCCAGCCGCTATTTGCTCGACTATCAAGCATTAACGTAAGTGAGCACACGGAAAAAAAGAAGGATCTAACGTATCTTTCTTGGGCACACGCATGGCGCATATTTAAGACTGAGGCACCTGATGCAACATATGAAATAGGTAAAACCGAAAACACTCCTGGCCTCGGATTTATGTGCCATACTAAAGTCACGGCAGAGGGCGAAAGTCATGTAATGTGGCTACCTGTCATGGACGGAGCAAATAAAGCGCAGAAGATTGATAGCTATACCTATGAAACGCGTTACGGGCAGAAAACTTGCGAAGGCGCGACCATGTTTGATATCAATAAAACAATTATGCGCTGCCTAGTTAAGAATCTGGCAATGTTCGGGCTAGGCATCAATATTTACGCAGGTGAAGACTTACCCGCTGGCGAGACACCTGAGGCTGAGAAACCTGCACCTAAGGCCACGACACCAACCACACCACACCCCGCCACCATACAGAAGACGCCCGCAGAAAAAGCCGAGGCATGGGCGGCCAAACGTGCCGAGCTGAAATGGTTCGAGATTGTCAACCCGCTGGCGACTCCGGCGAAGTGGAAGGGCAAACCGCTTTCTGACCTCGCTGCTGACGGCGACATTAAGAGCCTACAGGCAATCAAGACATTCTTTGCAAAGTCAGAAAGCGCTAACACTCCCGCGCTCACCGGGCTACTCAAAAAACTAGACATGGCCATAGCGGAGGCCAAGTCCAACGAGGTGCCGACAGCTACCGATCCCGAAACAGGTAAAGAGGTCAATGCCCCGTATTAGCTGAGCATAGACATCCCGACCGTATCCACAAATCAACTACACTACGAGCATGAGTGACCAGACCGACAAGCCCGCCTCGCCCGATAAGGTGCAAGCAGAAAAAGAAGCCTCTCTCGCCGAAGTCGCGCAGTCAATCAGTCCACGCACTGCGCGGCTGGGATGGATGCCGGACGAGTGCCGCAATTTCGAGGACTGGGACATATAACTGTTCCTCTACCTCACCACATAACACACACACGAAAACGAAATGAAAAAACCACACGAAATTACGATTCCCGAAATCGACGAAAGCGCACCGCTCGCCTTATTTAATGGCGACCGGCTCAAACTGGAAATCGACAAGCTGGAGCTAGAAATTAAATCCCTTGTCCTCGATCCAACCAACCCCGCTGAGCACAAACACTACGGCAGCATCGGCCTCAAGATCGGTAAATTTTTCGCAGCCATCGACCGCGCTGGAAAGTCGCTAGTCGATCCACTCAAGCAGGAAGCTAAGAAGGTTGACGCTCAGCGCAGCATTGCAAAGAGCCGAGGCGCAGAGCTCAAGGCTGATTTCCTCTTTCCGCGCACGCAATACGACGCGGAGGTCGCAGCACACGCCAAAGCGATCACGGACGCGATGGAGCTGATGCAGAACGGGCATCACCGCGTAGGTGAGTTCCGATCCGCAACGCTGGCCGAATGGGACGCGCACATTGCAGCAATCAACGCCGTGGAGCTGTCACAGTCGTTCTTCGGCGACCGCCTAGCCGAAGCCCGCGAACTGCAAGGCACCGCGCTGGAAATGAACACAGCACGCCGCGCCAAGTTTATCGAAGACGAGGCAGCACTAGAAGCAGGCCGCGCCGCGCTCAAAGTGCAACAGGACGCCGAGGCAGCAAAGCGCCACGCTGAGCGCGTAGCGGCGCAGGAAAAGGCTAAGGGTGATGCCGCGCCCGCGCAGCCCAAAGAGGAAGTGAATCCTTTGTCACTGAAAGAGTGGGAATCAAGTATGGAATTACTCGTAAAAAATGCAAAGAATAATATTTACGGGCATCTTGTAGCTTACGGAATGCCCAAAGAAAGCGCAATTAAGTTCATCGACGCGATTGCCGATGGACTTACTGAGCACCTGAAAATCGTAACTTAATCAACCAGCCGACGCGCACCCACAGCGCGCGCCAAGGCTCAATCAACGCTGTATCCACAATCCCACTACACATGCAAATACTCAAATTCATACTCAAGCCGAAACTCGTGCTTTCAAAGATTAACAATGACTCCGACCAAGGCGAGGAAACCCGCACGAGCGAGTCACCTGAAAAGCCGATGGACGAATGCTTCACCGCAATGCAAGCGCTCTCTGACGTTGTAATCAGCGTGCTTGAACTACCCACCACATACGCTGGCAAGAAAGGCGAGGAAACCCTGCGCCCGTATGGTTTCAACCTGAGCCACACTAGCGAGGGGACGCGATCAATCAGCGTGCTCTTCAAGAAGGCGCTCCGAAACGGCAAGACGCACAAAGGCGAGACCCCGCTAATCCAGATCGACGAGCCAGCAGGCTCGGAGAAAGAAGAGCGCGGACTTGCTGCCGGCGAGGCGGCAACTTGCAACCAAGCAATCGCTGCCGCAACATTGTATATCGCTGGCACGCGTCAGCAGCAGACAATGGACGGGATGATGGTAGGGAGGATTGACCCCAACCAGGAAGACCTAGGGCTAGAAGACTAACCTGTGCGCGGCGCAAGTCCGACCCTCGCGCCGCAACCAAACCACACACACCATGACTACGATCCACGAAGAAGCCCGCGAGCTATACCGCCGCATTGCAGCCCGGCACAAAGCTAGCCAAGACCCGCTTGACCATCTCGTGATGGTGACGCTAGCCAAGATCATGCCGATGATACCAGAGCGCAAGCCCGGCGGACTGCACCCTTTTCACATCACGCTGATCAAGGGACTGACGCCGAACTTTGACCCCAATGTTAAACGACCTGAGAGCGAGACAAAAGCGTGGAAAAAGATCGAGGCGCACGTCACAGCAACCGGAGCGGAAACCGTCCGCATGTTTATGCGGCTCCCGAAACCAAAAGCAAAATCGAACGGCGACTCGTTTGACGACCATCTGAGTAAGCGCCCTAAGAGCGTGCAGCGGCTCTGCAATATCTACGCGGACATCCTAGCGACCGCAGACGACTATTTCAGATTGCACCCGTCCAAAGGGCGGGGCCGCAACTCCACAGCGTCGAACACGCCATCCGCACCAGCTGACTGGGTTGACCGCGTGCCTGGCGGCTGGAAGCAATTCGCGTGGGTGGATTTCTGCCGCAAATACCCGACCGAATCAGCGCAGGTATTTCGTGGCGAAGATTTGACTATCGGATTTGAAGAGTGCACGCCTGCCGATTTAGACGCGGCCTTACGTGGCGAGGGCATTGAGTTTAAGCCGCTGACGAAATGGCAACAAGCCGAGGCTGACGCGAGCCGACTACGCCGTAACGAGGACAAACAAGCGATGCAGTATGGCCGCGCTGAGCTAGAGCGGCGTGATGGGGGCGCTGTGACGAGCGGGATCTAATATCATGCCACTAACCAAACAGACCTACCGCGTAATCCTACGCACCCCCCAAGACGTAGCCCGAACGCACGCAATCATCGACAACGCGCAGGTGGGCACCGACACACCTTACGAGGTCACGGTCAAACCGTATGAGCTGACTCGCTCGCAGGCTCAGAATCGGCTCTACCGCAAATGGCTGGCGATCATCTGCGAAGAGACAGGTCAGGACACCGACAGCCTACACGTGCTATTCAAGGAGCGCTTCTTAGTGCCGCTACTATGCGCCGCAGATGATACGTTTGCTGACCGCGTGCAGGCGGTCAAACAGCTACGGCGGGATGGGGCGCACGAGATGGCGGACTTCGCCAAGGGCATCATACTGGACTACGCCAGCACCACCTCGCTGAAAGTCCGCGGAATGACAACATACCTTGACAACGTGTCGGTTTTCGCGGCTGAATTAGGCATCACGCTTTTACCACCAGAATAATAACCATCAACCAACACACACAATGATAAACGAAAACACGAAACTAGAACATGGCGGCAAAGTCAAAATATCGGGATTATGGCACGGCGTTTTTTGCAGCGGCACCACAGCACCTGAAATTATAATCGGATCAGCGTATGTAAACGCAGGCCACTTAAAGGGAGTGATCGAGGCTTACGAGCCGCCCGAACCAAAACCTTACGACTGGTCGACAGGCTGCGCAACGTTTGGCGACGACATCAACGCCGCACTGACAGCACGGCACGGCGACCCGACGATACGCACGTATGCGGGCGAGGATGCGGCGCAGTATGGGCTGACGGAGGATTCGCGCGTATTGCTCTGGGTCGATGAGCGCTGGATAAATTTCCCTTTTGAAGCTATTAGTCAAGGCGATCAATGGCGCAAGCAGCCCGCAGCACCAGAGGGAGCCACTGTATGAGCAAACTGAAATACAGAGCCTGCCAGCGCGTGAGATTCACCGCCGCCGATACACTACGCGAGGGAGTGATCGACTTTGCACTTAGCTCGCCCGCAGACGACCCATTTGCTGACACCCTCTACGACATCCAGGACGATCAAGGGCACATGTTCTATGACATCCCAGAGGTGCAGGTGCATGGGCTGGCCGTAGCAAGGGACATATACCAGCGCAAAAGGGGGGGGGCATGAGCCGACTCAATCCAGCACACAGTCAACGCGTTACGTTGCCCCCGCACATTATGAGCTTGACGGATTCTGAGCGGCGTTATAATCCGAAGCGTAGCAAGGATGAGCAGAGCCTCGGTGCCGAGCAGCGATGCCGGGCGCACAGTGTCACGCAGGATGCCGGGCAGCAGTCACGCTGCGGTAGGTATAGGGTGACACCGTGCAGGCGCGTGGTGCGGCGTGTGAGTGAGCGGTGGATAGCGTGGGACAGGGGCACATGCAGTGCGGGGCGGGGTTTGGAACAGGGGTTGACATTCTCCGCTAAGAGTCGGATAAGTAAGCCATGAAAAAACAAATTACATGGGAGTGGCTGGAAGAGCGGTTACAATTGATCAATGCCCGCGCACTTGAAAAGTGGTGTAATATGTATCGCGGCAAGCTCAACGATGTGAAACGCGGCAAGGTTAAGCTGACAAGCGCAGAGCTAGACACACTTACGGAAGCTATGGGGGAATTCAAGGTATGACACCGCAAGAGATGACAAACGCTCTTTGCTTCGTCGGTAAGCCAAGAGGCATGGCTAAGAACCGAGGGCTGCATACTTGGGACGTGTTAAAGTATCAAGGCAAATTGAAGCATGGTAAGGAGGGCAGCCAGTATAAGGGTAGCACCTTCGGGAAGCTTAGCATACCAATGGCGTTGATACAGTCTGCCAATGGTATGAGTAACAAGGAAATTGCGAAAGGGCAGGGAGTGGCTGAGTCAACAGTAAGTCAGTTCTTGAAACCCCTTGAGATGACCAGCTTCCGACCTTACGGCAAGGGAATGCGATTCCCGACGCTTGAGAAAGCTTACTTACTAATGGAAGAGCAGAGGCTTAGGGAAAAAGCAAAGGAGTCGAAATACGACGAACGGCGTCATTGGTCGAAACATACTTCAGTTGCGACACACCGAACATCTAAGAGATACCACAGTGACCCTGCCTTTCGTCTTCGCGCATGTATCTCGTCAGGACTTCGGAAGCTAATAGGAGGCAGAACTCATAGGCAGCGCAAACTAGAGAAGTTTTGCGGATGCTCGCTTGAGTATTTGAAAGCCCATATCGAATCACAATTCACCAAGGGCATGGGATGGCATAACTCTAGTGAGTGGCATATAGATCACATCATGCCCAAGTCTTTATACGACCATGCAGATGAAGAGCAAGTAAAGCAGGCATGGAACTGGCAGAACCTTCAGCCACTGTGGGCAGCTGATAACCTAACCAAGATGACTAAGATCACCAGACCACAGCAATATCTAGTGCTGGACATAGGTAATCGTCCCAAAAAGAAAATGGTTCCTCTAAAAGCTTAAAAAAAACGAGGATTTACGACCTTGCTGCAAAAAGAAAACTTTTCCAAAAATCAGCAACTTGTCATCCCATTAAAAATCCGCATACTAGGATCAACAGCATGAACAAAACTAATCCGAACCCATGAGCAAACCAGCCACATTGACAATGACAAACATCTGCGCCGGATGGGACGTCTCCCGCCCGACCGCAGCAATCCGATTGACCGGTGTGGACTTCGCGAAGAAGGGAAACTCCAAGCACTACAAATTGCGCGACGTGGTGAAAGCCTTTGCCGATCCATCCAAGGTTGCCCCGTCCGAAATGGGAACGACCGACCGCAAGAATCTATCGCAAGCTGAGATCCAAGAAGAGAAGCTCAAGCGCCTGCGCGGCGAATCAGTCAACGCCATCGAAGTCGAAGCCCTGTTCTGCGACATCTTCAAACGCCTCGCTGACGCCATCAAGGCGTGGGACTGGCTGCCGATCAAAGCCCGCCGCTCAATCTGCGATCAAATCCGCAGCGAAATTGAGCGGTGCGGAGGAGACGTTGCCAAGTGCAGATTCAAAGTTGCCAACCCGGAAACCTAATGCCCACCGCCTACCAGCCCCTAGCCCGCGCCGCTCTCCTCTGCATCATACCAGAGGTGCCGCATGTCCATCTCTGGGCGAGGGAGCACCGCATGATGACTTCGGAAGTCACGGCTAAGGCTGGCATGTATGACATCAGTCAGACGCCATACATGAAGGAGCCGGGCGAATCAATCGACGACCCCGAGGTCACGACCACGGTCTTGCAGCTGGCTTCGCGCCTTGGCAAGACGGAAAACTGTATTCTTAACCCGATAGGCCGGTCGATCCACCTTGACCCGCACAATATCCTCGTAGTTTACCCGACGAAAGACGCCGCTGGCAAGTTTGCGAAAGAGCAACTAATGACGACCTTCGCCGCTTCGCACGTATTCGACGGGATCGTCATGCCGACAGGCAAAGGATCAACGATGTATTCAAAGCGGTTCCTCGGCGGGCGCGTGTCCATGATTGGCGCAAACTCGCCCTCTGCTTTCCGGCAGATTCAAGCTCGATCCGTTTTTCTCGACGAGGTTGACGCTATGAACTTCTCGGAGGAAGGCGACCCGATCACACTAGCGTTTAAGCGAGCTGACAACTACGCGGACGCAACGCAAGTGGTGATGAGCACGCCTACAATCAAAGGGTTAAGCAACATCGAGAAATGGATGCTCAAGTCAGACTACCGCCAGTATTTTGTACAGTCCCCATTCACAGGCAACTGGCATGTGCTGGACTGGGCAAACCTCGTGTTTACGGACGCGAAGAAACGTCGCACACCAGAGGCCGCATACTATGCCGACCCCGAGACCGGCGACCCATGGACAAACGAGCAGCGCGTTGATTCGATCCAAGCGGGCGAATGGCGACCGACCCTACCGTTTACCGGCGTTCGCGGTTACCAAGCCAACGCAATGATAAGCCTTTTCCCGCACAAGAAGGGATACAAGTCTAAGTATCACCAGTGGGCGGGCGAGTTTCTGGAAGCTAAGGACGCCGGGGTTGAAGCGCTCAAGACGTGGACGAACACCTTTAAGGCTGAGACATGGGAAGACGTGCTCGGCGAGTCCGTGGACTGGCACCCCGTATACGAGCGCCGCGAGGACTACCCGACGGACATTCTGCCGGACGGCGTGCTCTGCATTACGTTCGCGGCCGACGTGCAAGAAGACCGCATCGAGTTTGAGTGGGTCGGCTGGCGTGACGGCTTTGAATCCTACGGGCTGCGCTACTCAACGATAGTCGGCGACACTAAGCGAGGGGAGGTATGGGAAAAGCTCAACCGTGAAATCCTGCGCACGTGGAAACACCCTGCGGGCGGCGAGCTACGCATGTCACGCGGGTTCATTGACGAAGGCCACAACACCGAGCAAGTGCGCATGTTCTGCCTCAAAATGCTCGCCAGCGGCTACGAGGTATATCCGTCCAAAGGACTCGGGCGTGCCGGTCAAAGCGAGCCTGAGCTTGTCGCGTTTAATGCGCAGAAACGTCAAAGCGGGGTCAAGGCTCCGACCTTTAACATCGGGGTCAACCGCGCTAAGCGCACGATCTACAGCCACCTAAACCTTGACCCACCGGGCGCACACACCATGCACTTTACTGACCAGCCCGAGGCCGGTTACGACGAGCACTACTTTGAGATGCTGACAAGCGAGCGCATCAAGACGCGCTACTACCTCGGCCAAGCTTACAAAGTATTTGAAAAGCCTAGCAGCTCTACACGAAACGAAGCGCTCGACATCCGCGCGTATGGCTACGCGGCCATCGTGTCGCTAAACCCGTCGTGGGATGGACTGCGCAAGATGATCGACAAGATGCTGCCAGCGGAGAAGGTGATGCACCTGAAGCCAGAGGCTGAGGCGACGGCGGGCGGCGACAAGTGGACGGTTAACCCACAGAAACCCACGGTAAAGCGCCCAGCGAAGACGGCGGGCAAGCGCGCGCGGGGCGGATTTATTAACAACTGGTAAAATAAACAAAAAACCTGCACACAGCTATTGACACCTGCACACATTACAGCAGAGTTATGGGCATGCACATTATGGATGAATTATTTAAAATCGAAGAAAGCAAATCGCCTCGGCTGAAATGGCTAGAGGCTAGTGGTATAACAACACACTACGCGCCACACATGGGCGAAGAAGGATATACGTGGTGCGCGTGGGGCAAAGCGAACGATACCGATGGCAATGGCATCCCCGACGATCCAGAAGCTTGCGGATACGGAAACTCAGAGGATGAGTCGATAGCTGACCTGTGCCAAAAAATAAAGAAGCCGCTTTGGAACGAAGTTTCTCTTTCTAACGAAAAAATGGATAATGGCGAATGAAACGCCCATACAGATCACACTTTGAGCAAGACGCCCTAGGCCGCTGGCGTCGAGTCCTCTGCTACGTGCAGCGGTCTGGCGTCCGAACCGCGTAACACACAAACCGAACCCACTACGAAAATGACCGAACCCGAGAAACAGTGCAGAAAGTGCCTAGCGTTTAAACCGCTGGGAGAGTTTAATAATGATAAAAGCAAGAAGGATGGAAAGAAGCCTGCCTGCAAATGCTGCACGAGAGAATACTCCCGCCAATACCGAGCCGAAAACCCTGAGAAAGCGAGAGAATCGCAGCGCCAATACCGAGCCGAAAACCCTGAGAAAGTAAAAGAAAGCAACCGCCAATACCGAGCCGAAAACCCTGAGGAAATCAAAGAAAAAAACAGCAAACGCTACGCCGCAAACCCTGAGAAATGGAGCGAAGCGCAGCGCAAACGCCGCGCCGTTACCCGCCACGCCCGCAACCAGTGCGCAGTAATCAACGCGCTCGATCCCAAGAAATGGGAACTGCTAGAGTCCAAGCTCAAAACATTGAACCCACTACGAAAATGACCGAACCCGAGAAACAGTGCAGCAAGTGCCTAGCGTTTAAGCCGCTGGGCGAGTTCAGCAATCACAAGACGAGTAAAGGCGGGAAGCGGGCGAACTGCAAATGCTGTGCGAGCGAAGCGCAGCGCAAACGCTACGCCGCAAACCCTGAGAAGCAGCGCGAAGACCGCCGCAAACGCCGCGCCGCAAACCCTGAGAAATACAAAGAATACGACAGCAAACGCCGCGCCGCAAACCCTGAGAAATACAACGAAGCTGCCCGCAAACGCCACGCCGCCAACCCTGAGAAGCGCAACCAATCCCGCCGCAAACGCCACGCCGCCAACCCTGAGAAACGGAGAGAATCCTCCCGCAAACGCTACGCCGCAAACCCTGAGGAAATCAAAGAAGACCGCCGCCAATACTACGCCGCCAACCCTGAGAAGCAGCGCGAATACCGCCGCAAACGCTACACCCGCGCTCGCCACGCCCGCAACCAGTGCGCAGTAATCAACGCGCTCGATCCCAAGAAATGGGAACTGCTAGAGGCTAAGCTCAAAACATTGAACCCACTACGAAAATGACCGAACCCGAGAAGCAGTGCAGCAAGTGCCTAGCGTTTAAGCCGCTGGGCGAGTTCAGCAATCACAAGACGAGTAAAGGCGGGAAGCGGGCGAACTGCAAATGCTGTGCGAGCGAAGCGCAGCGCCAACGCCGCGCCGCAAACCTTGAGAAATACAGAGTTCGCGAACGCCAATACTGCGCCGCGAACTCTGAGAAAATCAACGAATGCCGCCGCCAACGCCGCGCCGCAAACCCTGAGAAAATCAACGAAGCCCAGCGCCAACGCTACGCCGCCAACCCTGAGAAAATCAACGAAGCCCGCCGCCAATACAGCGCCGCAAACCGTGAGAAAATCAACGAATACGCCCGCCAATACCGCGCCGCCAACCCTGAGAAAATCAACGAAGCCCAGCGCAAACACGACGCCGCCGAACGCCACGCCCGCAACCAGTGCGCAATAATCAACGCGCTCGATCCCAAGAAATGGGAACTTTTACAGTCCAAGCTCAAAGCTATGGACTCAACCAAAACCAAAGAAAAGGAATAACATGACTACGGAAATAACAAAAACAACGAAAACAGAAGCTCGTCTCAAAGAACTATCGCTACAAGAGTTGATCGAAGATTGCTCACTATGCGCGGCAAACATCGCAGACAGCACCGTCGAACTCGGCGGGCTACTCAGCGAAATAAGTCGCCGCTATGGGCACGACGGAATCAACATGACGTGCGAGACACTCGGGCTAGCTCGACCCCTTGCGAGCAAGCTCGTGGCCTGCTATCGCGGAGTAATGCACCCCGCAATCGCCATTGGCACCGTATCGCATTGCAGGCAGCTCGAAAAGCTCACGATGGAAGAGCAGACCGACATCATCGAGAAGGGCGTGCCATACCTCGAAAAGCTCGGCAAAACGCACGCTACCAAGCGCGTCCCGCTGGAAAAGCTCAGTCCAAAGCAGATCGCGCAAGTCTTCGCTGGCGACAAGATACGCTCTGAGGATGAGCAGTTCCAGTTTCTCAAAGAGCTGGCTGCCGAGCCAAAGAAGGAAAAGCCCGTGACAGGACACAAGCCGGACTACGAGGTAAAGAACGGTAAGCTCGTGGTCAACCGCCCGCACAATTTCACCCTGCGCGAGCTGCTCGCCCTCACGGCGCAACTGTAGTTGCTTTCTGGATACGCTCACAGCCCGCCCTAGCACGGCGGGCTTTTTTGTGTTCAAAGCGTAAGATTGACAATCCGCCTTGTATCCGTTTTATGGATACGCAATGGCAACCGCAACGACCGAACCGCTTGAGCTCACGGCAGGCTTTACATCTAACTGGGATAAAACCCTCAGTGACTACTTGCCGTCGCTCTACACGCTTGAATACACGCTCGCGCCGATAGCTGGCGGCGAAGTGCTGGGCATCACGGCGACAAGCACGCTGGACACTTTCAATCTTCGTCTGACGCCGACCATCACCAGCGGGTTGTCGGCAGGAACGTATCAGCTTATTGGATACGTCAAGGACATCGCAACAAGCGGCGAAACGACCACCGCACGCGTATCGACAACCCGCACCACTGTCCTCGCCGCTGTCGATTCGATAGTTGACCGCCGAACATTTGCTGAGGAAATCGTAGCGGACTTGCAAGCAACCTACGCAAAGCTCGCAAAGAACACGATCAGCAGCGCAACCGTGAACGGCCGCACCTACACGAAGAAAGACTTAATGGCTATCCGCGAAGAAATCGCATTCTTCCAGAATAAGGTGCGCTCCGAAATGGGAGGGGCAACCCGCCGCATCGCCGTAACCTTCCCACCAGTTAGCTAATGGAATTTCACATACCTTTTACCCGCAAAAAAAAGCCTACTGTTACGCGCCAGTTTAACGCCGCTCAGCATACGCGCCTTACTGCCGACTGGATATCGTCGCCTACGAGCGCAGACGCTGAGCTGAAGGGCAACATCGCCACTATCAGGGAGCGCGCCCGCGACCTAGAGCGCAACGAAACCTACGTAGAAAAGTTTTTGTTTGAGCTGGAAAACAACATCGTCGGAACAGGTATCAAACTCCGCAGCGAGCCGCGCAACCCTGACGGCAAGACCGACGCGCTCGCCAAGCAAGCTATTGAGTGGGCGTGGTATCAACAGGGACAACGCGAGAATTACACTGTCACCGGGCAGCAAACTGAGCAGAGCGCCGACCGTCTCGCGATCCGAAGCATCGCGCGGGATGGCGAAGTTCTCGTCCGCATTATTCGCGGCGCTCCAAACAAGTTCCGGTTTGCAGTTCAGCTGCTTGAGCCTGATCACCTTGACGCGACGTTCAGCGGTAAAGCGCCGAACGGAAATGAGATACGAATGGGCGTAGAGCTGAATGAGTGGAAAATGCCGATGGCATATTGGATAGACATCAACCACCCAGGCGACTACTACCAGACGATGCAGACAGGCGGGCAACGCCGCACACGCATTCCGGCTGACGAAATGCTGATGCCGTTTCGCAGCAACCGCGTAGAGCAAACGCGCGGCGTGTCATGGCTCGTAACGGCAATGAATCACCTCAAAATGCTCGGCGGATACGAAGAGGCCGAACTCGTGGCCGCCCGCACCGCCGCCGCTAAAATGGGCTTCTTCGTGAGCGACGGCACCGACTACGGGCAAACCGATCCAAGCAACCCGAACGCCGATTTCTCGATGGAAGCCGAGCCGGGTATGTTTGACCAGATACCGCAGGGGTTAAAATTTCAATCATGGGATCCGCAGCACCCGACCACCGCATTTGAGGGATTCCGTAAGGCGATGCTGCGCCGCGTTGCTTCCGGCTTAACCATGAGCTACAACACGCTCGCCAACGACCTTGAAGGGGTAAACTACAGCAGCCTGCGCGACGGCAAGATTACCGAGCGCGACGGCTACAAGGTAATACAGGACTGGATGATCGCCACTTACAAGCGCCCTATCTATCTAGCTTGGATTAGCTGGGCAATCGACACCGGACAGATCAAGATGAATCGCGGGATTGGCTCGCCGTTACCCGCCGCCAAGATGGAGAAATTCACGGAGCACTCGTTTATCCCTCGCCGCTGGCAGTGGGTTGACCCGCTCAAGGACATGAAGGCTATGGAGCTTGCGCGCAAAAACAATTGGACATCTGACAGCCAGATTGTGAGCGAGCAAGGTTATGATTTGACTGAACTTTACGACCAACAAGCAGAAGACGAAGAGTTACGGATTCAAAAGGGCATCGAGAAACCTATTGACAAATCACTAACAAGTATCCAGAAACTGGATACACCACCAGCAAGCCAATGAGTAAGATTAAACAAATCCCGCGTCACCTAAACCGCATCGCTCACGTCGAGCTGGAGCGCGGTTTAAACGTGGAGGCTCGCGAAGTCACGCTTTCGCTTTCGTCGGAAATGCCGATTCAAGACTTCCCTGGTGAGTTTACGATCCTCGACCACGGCACCGATGCCGTAATGCTTGAGCGCCTAAACACCGCGTCACCATTGCTTTTTAATCACGACCGAAACATGCACCTCGGCAAAGTCACGAGGGCATATATCGAAGATCGCAAACTTTACGTGATCGCCAGATTCGGCAACTCCGAACTGGCGCGCGAGAAATTTCAAGATGTGCAAGACGGGATACTTACGGAAGTCAGTGTCTCTGCAAAGATCCACGAAGTTAAGCTGGAAGAGTCCGAGTCGGACGGG